ATAGTTTCTGTTCTTCATCTAGTTTTAATTTCTCGTTAAGATAAGGAAAAGCTCCATAAACGAATCCTGCATGAGCATTATGTTTTAAATTAAACTCATATAGTCTTTTAAATACTTCTCTTCTATACTCAGGTTTTCTAAAGTCCATTCCTGCTTTAAGTTCATGAACTTCTTTAATATTATTTAATTCTGTATAACGACCAATCATTTCCAAACGAATCCTTTATATTCATTTTCAAGATTAAAGTATTTATGTTCAAATATAGTTTTTTCAGGGGAAGCTAATATATAATTTGCATTTTTACCTCTGTATGCAACTTTATTAATAGAATATCCTGTGTTTGATTCTAACCATTTTGACATTGCTTCAAAATATTCTTCATAATTATTTATTTTTTTCTGTAATATTTTCTCATATTTTTCTTTATGAATAGTAATAGGATATGTTCTTGAAGTGTCTGTCCAAATAACATATTTAGGTTTACTCAAAAATAATGCTAGAAAGTTATACCACAGTCCTCGTGTTAGTTGTATTATACTACTCTTTGGAAAGTCACATATTTTTATATCAAATTTTTCATTCTTTAGTATTGACTTGTGTCCATCTTCATGTAGACTTTTTATCCCTTGTATAGATGATAGTTGATTAAAACATTCATAATCGAGGTCTCCTGCTACATGCTCAGTCGGTTTTATTACATTTTTAAATATAACTGTAGATACACCTGCACCTGCAAAATATTCCCTAATTGATAAACTACTATCAGCTAAATTTTCAATAAGCCATTCTGTTGCTAAACATTTACAAGATACAAGTTCTTGTTTTTCTTGAACGAAATACAAATAAGACCTTTTAGAGTTTTCTTTATGAGATTCATCTTGATAATTATTATTTAATTTGTAATCCCATTTATTACAGATTATGGCTCGTTTCATTTCCATGCTTTTTAACCTAATATTCTTTTTTTAATTTCTTCTGCTCGTTCTCGTTCTTCAGGAAGCATAACTTTTTTTGTCTCTGTTTTAGCTCTATCTAACTCATATTGCTTACTGCCACAGTAAATCATTTTTTCACGATAATAACAAACCACTGATATTCTTTCATAATAGCTTATTTTTTTAGGTGCTGTGTTACCATGAACTTCATGAACGTCAAATAAAGCAACATCGCCATGACCTATATTTAACCCAACACCATACTTGGGAAGTACTGTATAAAACCCATCATATTTACCTCTAGATATTACACCAAGATTTCCAAATCCTTCTTTTAAATCTCCTGCATCTTTATGAGCTGCTGTCCTAAAGTTCTTATTAACTGTAACTGTTGTAAATGATGTATCATTGATAATAAAATCTTTTGACGAAGCATCTGCCATTCCTCTTTGTATTTTATATCTATGAGGAGCGAAGTTTTTAAATACATCATCTATACACTTTATATATGGAACACACATATTATATTCATTAAAAAACTTTTGTGAAAAATTTGTGGTTCTACAGTAAGGTATTCTTGGATATCTATCCATATAACCTATAACTGAACTATTTACTGGTAGAGCATAACTTGTATTTGATAATTTGCCATTTTTTAATAAAGGTGTGTACTGACCTCCACTAATTTTTCCTGCTACTCGACCATCAATAATATCTCCAATTTTAAACAACTGCTCTAAATTTCCTGCTGCATTTCCTCTATTATTTGATTTTTGTGCTGCTTTTCTAAAAGGAATCCTTGCATTTTCTAAGGTTTTTTCAGGAACAACTTTCTTTTTTAAAACACAAAGCAAATCCCCATTTTCTTTAAAAACTTCTGTATCTTCTTCTATTAAATAATGTATATGTTTATCTTCAAGAAAATAACTTACTTGTTTATTAGCATCCTCTTCAGACATAATTGGCTTTAA